TCGAGGCCCGGACGACAAAGTACGGGTATCAATATTATAAGTATGTAGCCGATCCAAGATCAGAACACAAGCGGAACGGGAGCCGCTTAAATTAAGCCTTGTATATGCGTAAGGTTTTAAGACGAAAGGGTGATAGGGACGAGCGACTACTGGCACAGGGAGTATATCTGCCCATTCTGGCAGGCAGCCGGGAAAAAGACGATCCGCTGCGAGGGAGAATGCGTGCTCGCATTTCCTGAGCGGCGGGAGACAGCAGACTACATCACGCGATACTGCGCCAGCTTTGACTACGTGCGGTGCAGCATCGCGGCGGCGAAGCTCCGATACTACGAAAGAACAGAATGAGAGCCGAAGCGCATGCGGAACGCCGTATGCGCTCATTCTGCGTGCGTGGGGTGAAAAGATTTTCCGGATACGCTATGCTGAAAAGCAGAAGGGAGGCGTGAGCCATGGCGAGGAAACCGAAGTATGAATCCGTGGAGCAGATCGAAAGGCTGATCGAGGCGTATTTTGAGAGCTGCAAGGGAGAGATCCTGCGGGATAAGGACGGGGACATCGTTTTCAACCAGAAAGACGGGACACCGGTCTGGGTGAACCGGAAGCCGCCAACGATCCCGGGGCTTGCGCTGGCGCTGGGATTTTCCAGCAGGCAAAGTCTGTACAACTACAAGGCCAGGAAAGAATTTATGGACACGATTTCGCGCGCGCAGACGCGCGTGGAACAATATACGGCCGAAAGACTGTTCGACCGAGACTCTCAGCGGGGCGCGCAGTTCGCGCTGGAGTATGGGTTCCGGTATCGCAGAGACGCCGGGGACGAAAAGCAGGATCAGACGCCGCGTGTGCTGCTGGAATGTGACGCGGAGGACGCGAGCGAATGAGAACGCTGGATCTCGGGCGGGCGCAGCCGAAGCAGACACTCTTCCTCAAGGACAAACACCGGCACATCGCCTATGGCGGCGCGCGCGGCGGCGGAAAGAGCTGGGCCGTGCGGACAAAGTCGAAGCTGCTGGCGTTCCGGTATCCGGGCATTAAGATCCTGATCGTCCGAAAGACATACAAGGAGCTGCAGAACAACCACATCGAGCAGCTGACAGCAGAACTGGCCGGGTTCGCAAAATACAACCGGTCGGACAAAATGTTTCGCTTCCCGAACGGGTCGACGATCTCTTTCGGGTACTGCGCAAACGAGGGGGACCTGGGGCAGTATCAGGGCGCGGAATATGACGTGGTGTTCATCGACGAGGCCGGGCAGCTGCAGGAAAGCTGGATCCGCAAGATCAATCTCTGCGTGCGCGGAACAAACGGATTTCCAAAGCGGACGTATTACACGCTGAACCCCGGCGGGCCGGGGCATGCGTACTTCAAGCGTGTATTCGTCGATCGGAATTTCAATCCCGATGAAGATCCGGATGACTATTTCTTCATTCAGGCAAAGGTGGAGGACAACAAGGTCCTCATGGATAAGCAGCCTGACTACCTGCGCGAGCTGGAGAATCTGCCGCCGACGCTGCGGGCAGCGTGGAAGGATGGCCGCTGGGACGTCTATGAGGGACAGTTCTTTGAGGACTTCCGGGACGATCCGGAACACTATCAGGACCGACGCTGGACGCATGTCATCGAGCCGTTTGAAATCCCGGACGGATGGACGATCTGCCGGAGCTATGACTTTGGCTATGGAAAGCCGTTTTCCTGCGCATGGTGGGCGGTCGACTATGACGGGACGATCTACCGGATCATGGAGCTGTACGGCTGCACGCGGACGCCGAACGAGGGCGTAAAGTGGACACCGGACAAACAGTTTGAAGAGATCCACAAAACGGAGATGCAGCACCCGTGGCTCAAGGGGAAAAATATCATCGGCGTGGCGGACCCCGCGATCTGGGATGCGTCGCGCGGAGAATCGGTCGCAGACACGGCTGCGCGGTACGGCGTATTTTTTACGCCTGGCGACAATGAACGCATTGCAGGTTGGATGCAGTGCCACTACCGGCTGCAGTTTGACGAGGATGGATACCCGCGGATGTATGTCTTCAACACCTGCAGGGCGTTCATCCGGACGATCCCGACGCTGATCTATGACGAGCATCGGGCGGAAGACCTGGACACAAAGATGGAAGACCATGTCGCGGACGAATGGAGATATTTCTGCATGTCTCGGCCGATCAAGCCGATCCGCGCGGTGAAAGAGCCGCGGATCCTCTTTGATCCGCTGGACATGATGAAACGGAGGTAAGGCCATGCTGGCACCACAACTGACGGAGACTGAGAAGCAGACCATGATGACGGAGGTCTTTCTCGGATACAACCACAACCTCGAGCTGGCGGACGGGGAATTCTACGACATGGAGAATCTGTCGGCGGATGAGTATCCGCTTCTTTCTCCGCGGCCAAGGCGGGGGACGGCGCAGGAGATCGAGGGCGTGCAGGGGATTCTGGCGAAGGATGCGCTGTGCTGGGTGCAGGATCAGGTTTTGTACATCAACGGCGCTTCGATGGAGGCATATATGCCGTCCGTGTCGATCTCGGCGGGGGAAAAGCAGCTCGTTTCCATGGGCGCGTATCTGTGCATCTTCCCGGACGGGATCTACTTCAACACGGAGAAATACTCCGACAACGGCTACATGGGGCAGGAGAACGTGGTCGACGCGGCGAGCTCGAACGTGGAAATTTCCCTCTGCCTCGTCGATGGGACGGCGCTGACGGTCAGCTACACGCAGGCATCGCAGCCGGAAAACCCGACGAATGGCCAGTACTGGCTGGATACGTCCGGCAAGCTCCACACGCTCAAGCAGTGGGCGGAAGCGACAAGCCAGTGGGTGAGCGTGCCGACGGTATACCTGAAGCTGTCGGCGAACGGCATCGGCAGGGGCTTCCAGCAGTACGACGGCATCCGGCTTTCGGGGCTGACGGGAAACGAGCAGATCGAGAAGCTGAACGGAAGTCAGATCCTCTACGACGTGGGTGAGAGCTATATCGTGATCGTCGGCCTCGTCGACGAGACGGCGAAGGTCACGAGCGGGACGGTGAAGACGGCCCGGAGAGTGCCAAGTATGGACTTCATCACCGAGAGCGGGAACCGGCTGTGGGGCTGCAAGTACGGTGTGGTGGACGGCGAGACCGTCAATGAGATCTACTGCTGCAAGCTGGGCGATTTTAAGAACTGGGAGTGCTACCAGGGCGTGTCGACGGATTCATGGCGCGCGAGCTGCGGCACGGACGGAAGGGGGACGGGCGCGGCGACGCTGGCGGACAGCCCAATCTTCTTCAAGGAGGATTGCTTCCACCGGGTGTATCCGTCGGCGACGGGGGCGCATCAGGTGGTCGTGCAGAAATGCGCGGGCGTGCAGAATGGGTCAAGCAAGAGCCTGGTCGTGGTGGATGACCGGCTGTATTACAAATCGCGGATGGGCGTTTGCGTGTACGACGGGAGTCTGCCGCAGGAGATCGGCAGCTGCTTCGGGACGAAGCTGTATTACAATGCCGTCGCGGGCGGGGTGCGCGGGAAATACTTTATCAGCATGGAGGATGCGGCGCACAACTGGACGCTGTTCGTCTACGACACGCGAAAGGGCCTGTGGCACAAGGAGGACAGCACCCACGCGGAGGACTTCGCGCGGGTGGACGATGAGCTGTATTTCCTTGAGGGCGGGACGCTCAAAACCGTGTACGGCAGCGTCGGGACGCTGGAAGCCCCGGTCGGCTGGATGGCGGAGACGGGGATCATGACGTATGGACTCGTCGGGAAGAAATATGTCTCGCGCATCAATCTGCGCATGCAGCTGCCGAAGGGGTCGAGCGTCGACTTCTGGGTGCAGTACGACTCCGACGGGGTCTGGCGGCACTGCGGGCACATTGAGGGCCGGGGGCTGCGGACATTCCTGCTGCCCATCCGGCCCGCGCGGTGTGACCATCTGAAGTTCCGGCTGACGGGAAAGGGCGAGATGAAGCTGTTCAGTCTGGCGAGAGTGCTGGAGGCTGGAAGTGATGCGTAGAACGCTCTGTAGGGGCGGGCGACTCTGCCTGCCCGATGGATTGTGCGCAAACGAAAAGAGGGCGGACAGAGTCGTCCGCCCCTACAACGCACGGAAGGAGGTGCAGAGGACATGGGCAGTCTGACACTTGCATACCCGTCGATCGCGGGGAAGACGACGCAGGAGCAGCTGGAGAGCATGCGGCGGTATCTGTGCTCCGTGACAGAGCAGCTGAATCTGGCCGACTGGTCGGCGCAGGCGGCGCTGACGGAGATCGCGCAGGCAATCGACGCGGACAGCCTTCCCGAGGCGGAGAAGAAAACGACGCTCTCCGGCTACGGAGCGCTGAAAGCGCTCATCATCAAGACGGCGGATTTCGCGGCGGCAAATTCGGAAACGTGGTCGACGAAGCTGTCCGGCAGCTATGTGGCCATCTCGGATTTCGGAAAGTATCTGGAGAAGACGCAGCTGACGATCGAGGGCAATTCGGTCGGCATCAGGCAGCTTTATGATTACACGGCAGGCGTGAACAATGCGTTCTCCGTCAACTCGCAGCAGTTCATCAAGACGGGGCTGCTGTATTACGACGACGTGACGCCGGTGTACGGCGTGGGCGTGGGCAATATTGAAACGACCGTGACGGACGGCGGCGAGAACGTCATCGACCGGACGAAGAACGAGCTGGTGACGGTGACGCCGGACAGGATCGGCTTCTGGCAGGACGGAAAGGAAGTCGCGTATCTGTCGGAAAAGAAGCTGCACTTCCCGTCCGGGACGCTGGAAGCGTACAATGCGGTGCTGTCCGGGACGATCACGGCGGCGGCGGATTCGACGTTCGGGCCATGGACGATCTCGGAAAGCAGCATTTACCGCACGGCCAACGAATTTGGAGGCAGCGCAAGCATGTACTTCGGCACGAGCGGGCTTTCCATCAAGGACAAATTCAAGGTGGACGCGAACGGCAAGCTGACATGCTCGGGGGCGGAGATCGGCGGAACGATCAACGCAACGGATCTGAAGCTCGACGGCACGAGCATCCAGACGAAGCTCAAGCAGATCATGGATGAGATCAACATCATCTCGGACGGTTTGGAAATCGCGGGGACGAATTTCTCCAACGGAAAGATCAGCGGTGCGGAGGGCAGTCTGCAGTTTACGTCCTCCAGCTCGGCGGCCTATGCGGTCGATCTGTCCGGGCCGGCGGTGCGCATCCGGTCGACGAGCGGCGCGGTATATCTGCAGAACGCGGCAGAGACGGCAAGCATCCAGATCCGGGCAGACGGGAGCATTGGGTTTGTCGCGCCAGGCGGCATCACCGGCATCACGCCGGTCTTCGGATAAGGGGGCTGGCTGAATGGCAACGCTGTCCGGCGCATCGGGTACGCCGACAAGTATCACGCTGACGGTATCCGGTATGTCGTCAACGACGACGTACAAACGGAAATATGAATATATCCTTGCGGGGCAGGTCATGGCGACGGTGACGGACTCGACTGCGGGCACGACGACGGCCAGCAGGATCATTACCGGGCTGACGCCGGACACGCTGTATATCTGCCGCGTGCGGATCTACAACAGCAGCACGGGGGCGCTTGTCGCCGAGACAAACTCCATCAGCGTGCGGACGCTGGCACAGTCTGCGGGCACGACGACGGTCAGTATCCTCAACTACCTGGACAATCTGACGCAGCTGACGAGCGGGTCTTTCAAAGGCGGCATCGGGGATACGTTTTATATCTCGGCGTCCGGAACGCAATACCGGACGTACTCGCAGCAGTATCATTTCCTGTATTTCCGGCTGTCGTCGCAGAATTACAGCACGGAGCACGACGCGAGCTATCCGATCCCGATCCAGGAGGGGCAGACCGTCAAGGTCTACTACCAGAGCAAGACCACGACGATTCCGATCTACAACTACCTGGACGGGCAGCACACGCTGACAGACGGGTCCGTCTCCGGCACGATCGGCAACTCGTTCTTCCTGTCCATGTCCGGCACGCAGTACCAGACGTATTCGCAGGAGTATGAATTCCAGTATTTCAGGCTCGCGTCGGAAGGGTATGCGACAAATCACGCGGCGACGGAGACGATCCCCATTACGAGCGGGCAGGCCGTGCGCGTGTACTACAAGACGAAGATCACGGCAGTCGCGCCGGTTATCAGAGGGGTCACGCTGACGAAGAACACGGCGACGGTCACGTGGGACAAAAACGGCGGCGGGTACGGAAGCTGGACGCTCTACTGGGGAAAGACGAGCTATACGGCGATCGGATCGCAGTCGATCGGAAGCTCACCGGTGACGGTCTCGGGGCTGGATCCGGGCACGACATATTACTTCTGGATCGTCAACAAGGCCGGGACGGACTCGAAGACGTCAAACACCGTATCCGGAGAGACGAAGGCACAGATCGCGCTGTTTGCGTGGACGGGTGACGATGCGACGTACATCCAGTCAGGGAAGGTCGTCACGTATTTGACAGCGGCAAGCTGGAACCGGATGACGGCGAAGATCAACGAAGTCCGGGCCGCCAGAGGCTACAGCAGCATTTCCTTTACCACGGCCTATGCCGGGCAGACGATTACGGCGGCCATCTACAACGAGGCGGCAAACGCCATCGGGAATCTGGCAGGCGCGGGAAGCGTCAGCACGGTATCGGCAGGGACGAAGCTGGAAGCGACGTACTTTGCAAACAGCTATTCTGCGCTCAAGGAAGCGCTCAACCGGGCAATCAGCAGTTATAACGGATAGGAGGAGCTATGAATATCACAAAAGCAGTGGTACAGCTGCGGGGGCAGCTGGTAAGGGACATCAACCGGGCGGGGCTGCCGCCGGTCGTGGTGGGGCTTGTGCTGGACGGGATCCGGCATGAGGTCGAAATGCTGACGGCAGCAGACATGCGGAAGGAGGACACAGAGCATGCAGACAGAGCAGACGAGACCGAGCATGCAGAATGACCAGATGAGCGGGCTGACGGCGCGGAAGCCCATCGGCGAGGAGCAGGCCAGAAAGGCCATGGACACGCTGTTAAAATACCGGCAGGGCAAGAGCGCGCTGGAGGCGCGGGTCATTGCGTCGGAGGACTGGTGGCGCATGCGCAGCTGGCAGCGGATCCAGAAGGGAAACCAGGAGGATGACAAGTGGACGTCGGCGTGGCTTTTCAACGTCATCATGGGTAAGCACGCGGACGCGGTTGCGGCTTACCCGGCTCCGGCCATCCGCCCGCGGGAACCGGACGACCGGGAGGAGGCGGCGAAGCTTTCCTCGGTGCTGCCGGTCATTCTGGAACAGAACGACTTCGAAGAGGTCTATTCGGACAGCCAGTGGACGAAGCTCAAGCAGGGCACGCTCATCTGGCACGTGAAGTGGGATTCTTCGAAGCTGAACGGACTCGGGGATATCTCGGTGCAGCCGGTGGATATTCTGTCTTTCTTCTGGGAGCCGGGCGTGCGGGATCTGCAGAAGTCGAAGAACATCTTCCTGACGGAGATGGTGGACAACGATCTGCTGCTCGCGAAGTACCCGGAGCTGCAGGGAAAGCTCAATTCCAATCCGCAGATCCAGCAGAAGTACAACACGGACGACGTCATCAGCTTTGACGGGAAGTCCATGGTGGTAGACTGGTATTACAAGAAATATCAGAACGGGCGGCAGGTGCTGCACTTCGCGAAGCTGGTGGGCGATACGGTTTTGCAGTCGACGGAGAACGATACGGAACAGAAATATGACACGCTGACGCTGCCGGACGGGAGCATTGTGCAGCAGCCGGCCGGGCGGCCCATGGCCGAGACGGGCCTATACGACGACGGGGAATACCCGTTTGTGGTCGACGCGCTGTTCCCGGTGGAGGGCAGCATTGCCGGGTATGGCTATATCGACATCGGCAAGTCGACGCAGGAGCAGATCGACCGGATGAATCAGGCGATCGTAAAGAACGCGATCATGGCGACGACGCCTCGGTGGTTCAAGCGGTCGGACGGGTCGGTCAACGAGCAGGAGTTCGCGGACTGGACGAAGCCGTTTGTACATGTGGACGGGAATCTGGGGCAGGACAGTCTGGTTCCGATCCAGGTCAACATGCTCAGCAGCAATTACATTGCGATCTTGCGGGACAAAATTGAAGAGCTCAAGTGGACGACGGGAAACACGGATGTCAACAACGGCGCGACAAACTCGGGCGTGACGGCAGCCTCGGCCATTGCGGCCTTGCAGGAGGCATCCGGCAGGAGCAGCAAGGACTCCACAAAGTCGGCATACCGGGCATACGCGCGGATGATCCGGATGGTCATTGAGCGGATCCGGCAGTTCTACGATCTGCCGCGGCAGTTCCGGATCATCGGGCAGCGCGGGGCAGAGCAGTTCGTACAGTACAGCAATCAGGGATTGCAGCCGCAGACGCTCTACGGCGCGAACGGGCAGCCGGATGGGCTGCGGAAGCCGGTCTTCGACATTGAGGTCTCGGCGCAGAAGGCAAGCGAGTACACGTCCATGGCGCAAAACGAGCTGGCACTGCAGTTCTTCCAGCTGGGATTCTTCAACCCGCAGATGGTCGACCAGGCGCTATCTACACTGGACATGATGGACTTCGACGGAAAGGATTCGATCATCCAGAAGATTCAGGAGAACGCAGACCTGCAGCAGCGGCTGGTCGAGTGGCAGCAGTTGGCGCTGGCGTTGGCAGACCGGTACGATCCGGTCATGGGTGAGGGGCTGGCACAGCAGATATTGCAGGAGGGCGGGCAGGCCGTCCCGCAGGCGAGCGCCGCGGCAGCGAAGAAGCCGGAGATCAACACCGGCGAGACGCAGGAGCCGAAGATCGTGGAGAATGCGCGCAAAAAGTCGGAAGAAAGCACGCAGCCGGGATAAGAACCGACGATTGCGGCGGCCCGTTCTGGCGGGATTATTTCTGCCGCGGCGTGGGGTGAAGTTAAGAAAAGTTTGTGCTACGATGATTTTAGAATAAACGCCAGAAAGGAATTTACAGCATGGAAGGCGAATTCACGGGCGCAGGCGCTCAGACCATGAACGCAGCTGACGTCGCCGGTCAGCAGAGCGGGCAGGAGGCAGCCGCACAGGCGCAGGTGCAGCAGCAGCCGGTCAACGTCCCAGACGCTCAGGGACAGGGTACACAGGAAGAAACGTTTGACAGTCTGATCCGGGGCCGCTACAAGCAGGACTTTGATTCTGCGGTGCAGAAGGTCGTAAAGCAGCGCGTGCGCGGGCTGAACCAGTACAAGGGGCAGGCGGAGGCCATGGCTCCGATCATCGACCAGCTGGGCGCGCTCTATGGGATCGACACGTCGGACCCGCGGAAGACGGACTTCGCAGCACTGGCACAGCGCTTTTCCGCTGACGAGCGGCTTTACAGCGCGGAGGCCATGGAGAAGGGCACGACGACGGACGCGCTCAAGAAGGAGTACGCCGGCAGGGCCGAGAATACGGCCATGCGGCGGCAGCTGCAGGAGTACCAGATGCGAGAAGCCTTCGCCGGGATCCAGGCAGACTTTGCCCGGGATGTGACGGCGCGGTACGGCGCGGACTTTGAGACCGAGATGCAAAACCCGGATTTTGCGCGGCTCATGGGCGCGGGCGTGCCGCCGAAGACGGCCTATGAGGTCATCCACCAGCAGGAGATCGCACAGGCACAGGCGCAGCTGGTGGCGAACCAGGCGCGGGAGAACGTCATGCGGACCATCCAGGCGCAGGGCGCGCGGCCGCAGGAGATCGGCTCCGGCGCTGCGGGCGGAGAGAACGTCCCGATGAAAACACACTGGTCACGCGCGGAGGTAGAGGACATGCGCCGCCGCGCGGCAAGAGGGGAACGAGTGATCCCCTGAGAAAGGAGATAGGAAATCATGTTTAAATTTAAAGTCGGATTTCAGTATTTTGCTGACGCCGGTACGCTCGTCAACGCGACCGGCAACTACGTAAACGCAGGCACCGGTCAGACGACCGCATTCAGCGGCAACGACACGCTCACGCCAACCATGAAGACGTTCTACGACACGCAGCTGCTGGAGAATGTACGCCCGGATCTTTACCACGCGCAGTTCGCAGAAAAGCAGGCGCTGCCGCGAAACCACGGCAAGACCGTCGAATGGCGCAAGTGGAACACGCTGAAGGACGCGGAGACGTTGACCGAAGGTGTTATCCCGACGGGCCAGAAGATGGGTCAGTCAAGCATGAACGCCAGCATCGAGCAGATCGGCACGTACGTAACGATCTCTGATCAGCTGGAACTGCATGCGCTTGACAATATGATTCTCGGCGCAACAGAAGAACTCGGCGCTTCGGCGGCTCTGTCCATCGACAAGCGCGTGCGAAATGTCGTTGTGGCGGGCCACAATGTGCAGTACTGTGACAAGGTGTCGAGCTCTGGCACACACACGGCGGTCACTGGTCGCTCCGGCCTTGACAAGACGGCACTTCTGACGCCGCTCGAGATCAACAAGGCGGTGACGACGCTCAAGAAGCTGGGCGCAAAGCCAATCAACGGAAAGTATGTCGCTATCATTCACCCCTCCGTTTCTTTTGATCTGCGAAACTCCGATAGCTGGGTCGAGTCGCACAAGTATGCAGCGGTGACGGAGATATTCAATGGCGAGATCGGCGAGTTGCACGGTGTGCGCTTTGTGGAATCGAACAACGCGAAGGTGTTCAATGACTCCACTTGCCCGGTGAAAACAGCCGCATCTGACGGCAATCCTGCGGTCCACTACAGCGTTTATCCGACACTTTTCTTCGGCAAGGGGGCGTTCCGGATGATCGACCCGGAGGGCGGCAATCTTGAGATGATCGTCAAGAACAAGGGAGAGATCGGCGGCCCACTGGATCAGTTCTCGACTGTCGGCTACAAAGCAGAGATGGCGACGAAGATCGTCTATGAAGACCGTATGGTTCGTGTGGAAAGCTGCAGCTCGTACTCCGAGACAGACGAGGCCAACTAAGGAAGGAGAAAACAGCTATGGCAGAAGCAGCAAAGAAAAGCGCGTGGGATGAGAAACGAACTGTATTTATCGAACGCGGGATGGCAAGCGAGGAACAGAGCCAGTTCGTGTGCGTGAACGGAAGAACGTTTCAGGTACCGAAAGGAAAGAACGTAGAGGTTCCGCTTCCGGTATATGAGGTGATCGCAAACGCGCGGCTGGCGGCTGAAGAGGCACGCCGGCAGGCGAAGGAAGAAGACAAGTGAATGCCCATGACGGCATGAAGCAGAGGAAGGGGCAGAAATGCCCCTTCTTTTGGTAAGGAGGGGACTATGAAAATCAGAGAAGCAATCGAGACGGTCGACCGGTTACTGCCGAACCAGTACGAGACGCCGGATAAGGTCCGGTGGCTGTCAGAGCTGGACGGGATCGTGTACCGGGATATCATCTGTACGCACGAGCACGAGAAGGAACCGGAGCCGTTCACGGGCTATGGGGAGGACGTGGATCTGGAAACGGAGCTGCTGATCCCGTGGCCGTATGATGAAATTTACCGCTGGTATCTGGGGATGAAGATCTGCGACGCCAACGGGGAGACGACGAAGTATGCAAACGAGGCGGCGAAATACAACAGCTACTATCAGGGGTATTTCAACGCCTACAACCAGGCGTACATGCCGAAGCAGTACGCGACACACTTCAAGCTTTAAGGCGGTGAGACTATGAGCGTATATCGAGTAGAGTCGGGCGGCAGGGCCCCGGCGGGGCTTTCAGCCGGCGACGAGGTTGTGACCGGGGGCGGCACGTACCGCATTACGGGCGTGAACGCGGACGGAAGCTATCAGTCGCAGCTGGTGAACAAGAACCAGACGACGCACAACTATGGCGGAAGCTACCAGACCCGGAACAGCCCTTACACCATGTCCGGCGTTTCGGACTACACGAGAAGCAAACTGAACGGGCTGGAGAGCGGGTACACGCCGTCGGGCAGCGTGCAGGCGGCGCAGGCGTATCTGGAGCAGGTCAAGTCCAGCAAGCCGGGCGCGTATCAGTCGCGATGGGACGATGAGCTGACGAGCCTGTATGACCAGATCCGGAACCGGAAGAAATTCAGCTATGACATGGGGACGGATCCTCTGTACCAGCAGTACCGGGAGCAGTATCAGCGTCTCGGGCGGCTTGCCATGCAGGACACGATGGGGCAGGCGGCGGCACTCACGGGCGGCTACGGATCGACCTACGGCGAGCAGGTGGGCCAGCAGGCGTACAATGCGTATCTGCAGAACCTCAACGACATCGTGCCGCAGCTGCAGCAGCAGGCATACCAGCGGTATCAGGATGAGGGGACGGACCTTTATAACCAGTACAGCCTCGTGAAGGGCCGGGAAGACACGGACTACGGCCGGTACCGGGATACGGTCAGCGATTATTATTCGGATCTTTCGGATGCGCGGAGCGCGTACAACTCGGAGCGGTCGCTGGACCAGAGCCAGTGGGCGACGATGCTCGACTACTGGGCGCAGAAGGCAAACAACGAGAACGCGGCCTATCTGCAGGCGCTGGCAGCGGAGCAGGCGGCAGCGAAGAAATCCGGCGGCGGAGGCGGCGGAGGCAGTTCATCTTCCAAGCTGAGCGACAAGAAGAACAACACGCTTGCAAAAGCGGCGCAGGCGTACCGGGCAAAGAACCCGAATGTATATCTGGACAGCCGGACGCTGGATAACTACCTCAACAGCAAGGGTTACAATGCGCTGGAGGCCAATACATTCAAGGCGTATCTGGAATACTACGGCGCGACGTATCTACGGCAGCGGTAACGGAGGGAAGCATGGGACGAATCACACTGACAGAGGAACAAAAGCGGATTGCAGAGAGCATCCGCAGCGGACAGGGAGCCAGCATGCAGCAGGCTCCCTCCGCCTATCGCGGCGGCAGGATCACGCTGAACCAGAAGCAGATCCAGATCGCGAGCAAGTACGGACTGCCGAACCCGGACTACGGGAAGAACGCGCAGAGCACGCAGACGACCGTAGACGATCCGCTGCATAAGCAGTATGCAGCGTTTATGGCATACCAAAACGCCGTGCGGGAGGCGGAGCTTGCGCAGATCGAGCTGGGGGCCGCGCTGAAGGGCCGGGCGAGCGGACAGAAGAAGACGGAGAATGCAGGGGCGGAGACCGGCGGGAAGGTATCAGAGCAGGAATATAGCCGGTCTTCCGCGATGCAGACGCAGTACGGCACGTATCAGAATTATCTGCGCGGCGTGGAGGCGGCGCAGGGGCGGCAGCTCGGGCTGATGGCACTGCAGCGGCAGAGCGCGGCGCTGGCGTTCCGCCCGTCGGTCGAAAGCCAGAAGGATGATGTGAACAAGGCAATCGCGCGGACGCGGGCGATGAAAACCATGGAGCGGGATCAGGTGCGCGGCATGCGGCGGACGTCGAAGCTGCTGGAGGGCGAGATCTACAATCGCGAGGTCGAGCAGGCGGACACGCACTTTTCCGGGACGGGTTTGTCTGAAAACGGAAAGAGCGTGACGCAGCTGCAGAACGAGATCGACGCGCTGCAGGAGCGCAAGGCACAGGTCGACAGTCAGAGCGTGCTGGCCCGGGCACAGGAGGCGATCGGGAACCTGAGCGAGGAAGATCAGGATTTGCTCCGGCAGTACCGCGGGAAGGAGCTGAACGGATATCAGGTGCGGGCGTATGCAAAATACGACGCGAAGACGGCGCTGAACGAGAAGGGCTATGACGACGAGAAGCTGAAGCAGCTTGCGGAATGGCAGAAGGTGCTCGAAGACTATGAGAATGCGCAGAAGCTCGATGCGGCGGCACAGGAGATCGGACAGCGGTCGCCGGTGGGCGGCACGCTGTTCTCTGCGGCGCTGGCACCGGGGAAGGCGCTGGGCAATCTGGAATCGCTGCGCGGCGTGCTGCCAAGCTGGGCGGGCGGCTATCAGAACGAGGATATGCCGACGAACATCTACAGCCCCGCTTACAATGCGACGCGGCTGTCCTCCGGGATCCGGGGGAGCGTGATGCAGGGGATGAACCCGACGGGGCAGTTTCTGTATCAGGCGGGCACGTCGGCACTGGACAGCGCAGTCAACATGGCGGTCTCGACGGGGCTCGTGGGAACCTTCGGCGGCGTGGCCGGTGCGGGGGCGAAGGACGCGGTCGCGGAGACGATGAACTGGGTGATGGGCTCGCAGGTCGCGGCGGATTCCGTGTATGAGGGGATCCAGAACGGGAAGTCCAACGCGGACGCGCTGGTCGACGGTATCGTCGAGGGCGCGATCGAGGGCTTCACGGAGAAGTATTCCGTAGGCCATATCATTGAGAACATGCTGAGCGGCAAGGCCGTTTGGGAGAAGGCGCTGCGGTCGTTCGCGTCGGAAGGCGCGGAAGAGATCGCGTCCAACTGGCTCAACCGTGCGTATGACGTGGTGGCGAAGCATGACCGGGGTGAGGTCATGATGGCCTACGCAAATTATATCGCAGAGGGCAGGACGCCGGCGCAGGCGCTGGCGGCGATGGTCGGAGACTTCGCAAAAGAAGACAGCCTTTCGTTCCTCGCGGGCGGTCTGTCCGGCCTTGCGATGGCAGGGACTTATGCTGGTGTGAATCGCGTTATTACAGAAGCAAACGTCACGCAGACGGCCAGAGCGGTCTTAGAAGCGGGCGAAGTGCAGGACGTCATTGACTACGGAATGGCGCAGGAAGAGAGCACGAAGGCGCACCAGCTGGCCGAGGAGCTGCAGCAGACCGTGGACGCGGGCGGCGAGGTGACGCAGAAGGCCGTGGAGGACACGCTGCGCGAGGTTGCGAAGGAGCAGCAGGCAGCAGTGGACGAAGGGCAGGAGCCGCGCGTGCCGGAGACGCTGACCCGGCTGGAACAGCTGCAGGCGCAGGAGCAGCAGACGCAAGCGAAGGCCGAGGCGGACGAGAAGACGTTCCAGATCTACAAGAGCGCGGCGGAGACGGCGCAGGAGAACCAGAGGCTTGCGCAGCAGTACCAGCAGGAGCAGGAACAGAATCGGGCACAGCAGAGCGTTCAGGCCGTCCAGCAGGCGCAGCGGGCGGCACAGCAGCAGTATAACAAGGACAGCTTATTTGCACCCATCCCAGGAACGGAGAGTATGGGGGAGCTGGATCCGGTGCAGTACGCACGGCAGCAGACGGAGGGCGCGGAGCAGGAGCTGGACGAAGCAGCCGCGCAGCAGGAGGAGCAGTATCTGCAGGAGCAGGCCCGGAGAGCGGGCTATGACGAGACGACGGAGGCGTATTTCCTGAACGGGAATACGACGGGGATGCCGGCGGAGCAGTATGCGCAGAGCTTCGGCCAGGTTTACGCGCAGGGCAGGCTCGGCGCGAGTGAGCAGCGGGCGATGCGCTACGCCGAAGGAATGAATCAGGACGTGGCGGAAGCCGCCTATCGAGCGGGCCTTGCCGCAGGGCAGAAAGGGGTAAACAATGGCAGTATCGAGGTTACTGATGAAGGACAAATCGGGCAGGCTGGTCAGCGTGCCGAAGGACAAGCTGGAGGCGTTCGCCAAAGCACAGCGCAGCAGCAAAGAGCTGACGCCGGAAGAAAGAGAGCGCAGGGTGCAAGAGATCTCGCAAAGACTTGGGATGAAGTAACGCTTTCGGATCTCGGTTTCGGAGAGAACAACGCGCAAAAAGTGCGCGTCATGCCGAAGGGACAAGAGGCCAGAAGCGAGGATATCCAGGCGGCGGCAAAGTTCTTCCGGTCGATGGGCGTGCAGAACGCGCGGTTCTTCACCGGGCAGCTGGCGCAGGAGATCGACGGGCAGACGTTTTATGCGGACGCTGCCGTGACGGGGGACGGCTCCGTGCTCATCCGGGCGGACAGCGAGGAGTATTCTGCGTTCGAGCTGGCGAAGCACGAGGGATATCACCTGCTTGTCAAGCGCTGGCCGGAGATGGCGGAGAAGATCCGGAAGCGGCTGCTGGGCGAGGGCAAGATCACAAAGGCAATGATCGAGAGCTATGTGGACGCCTACGCCGGGATCTACGGCGACGACACGGACGCCTACGTCGAGGAGATCATCGCGGATACCTACGCCGGCATGAACCGCACGGACTACGGCACGAACAAGCTGCGCGCGGACGTGAAGATGGAGGTCGGCCAGTGGCAGAAAAAATCCGGCAGCGCGAGAGCACCACCGGCGAAGATGTCGATTGCACAGGATTTCAAAAGCAGAGTGGCGGCATGGTACAAGTCCGGGATGCCGGAGGGCACGTCCTTTGCGCTGGGTGAGACCGGCGCGACGCTGCAAGGGCTGGGGGCAATCGAAAGCGATATTTATATGAACGGCGAGAAGATCAGCGCCATTCTGAAGGAGCATCCTGAAATGACGATCCGCGAGATCCAGCGGATCCCGGAGATTCTGGACGATCCGGTTCTGATTCTGAAAAGCAAAAACAATGCGAGAAGCCAGTACGGAAACAGCCGTCTCGTGATGTTCGGTGCGATAAAGGCGCAGGACGGACGGAACATTATGTGTGTCCTCGATCTGCGGCCAACAGAAAACGGCTTACTGATTGACGATATGCAGAAGGTGTCCAGCGCATACTCAAAGGACGTGGCACCGGAAAACTTCATAAAGCGGAGTTTCATTCTGTTTGCAGACGAAAAAAGAACCATCCCGCTTCTTCGCGGCATGGGCTTCAAAATGCCCATGTCCCTTCTGCGGAGTGGTTCTATAGGTAGTATATCCTATGAGGGCAAAAGTGTCAACCTGCGCGGAGAAAAATTTTCAGATGTTGTAAGTGTTGGAACTACCGCAGAGACGGAAAAAAGGAAATTCTCTGCCAGTGCGCGGCAGGCGTCGGAGCGGGACAAACAGAACCTTGAGACCGTCTCTGCGATGCTGGACGATGGGAGCGGGCGCGGTGTGTTTAAGGACGCCGTTTTCCTGCGGAATCCGAGGCTCATGCAGAAACTGATTGATGAGCGGGAGAAGACGCAGACGGCAGCGTTCCGGGATTGGTTCGCAGGCAGCAAGGCAACGAACACGACAGGCGAGCCACTGCTGGTGTTCCACGGTGCCGGAGCGAAATTTACAAAGTTTGATGTAGGCGGGAAACCGATCTGGCTGACTGCAAACATCAAGTACGCGGAAGAATACTCCACTGCGACGCGCAGCGTTGAGCGAATTCTGCCGGAGGCATCGATCTACGCAGGGAACGTCGATCGTATTATCCCGGCATATATTCGCGTGGAGAATCCGGCGGATATTGGAAACACTGACGGTGGATACAGCGGGAATTATGTGGATCTTGCGAAGCGGCTACAGATCAGACCTAGCGAACTGCAAGCCGTATGGGAACAGGCGGGGAAGCCGGAGCTCATGTGGCAGGTGATCAATACGCCGGGGATGGTAGAGATGCTGAAACGGCATGGATACGACGGGGTTCAGGCGGTTGAGAACGGAGTGAAGGCATGGGCTGTGTTTGATTCTGCGCAGGTGAAGTCCGCGGTTGCAAACAACGGAAGTTTCAGCCTAACGAACCCGGATATCCGGTATTCTTCGCAGGACGGGCGGTATCGGGATCTGATGGGGGAGAAGGCGGCGCAGTATGTGCGGCGGCTGGAGGCCCGGATGGTAAACGAGCTGGCGGAGAATCTGAGCGTGCCGGGGCAGGCGAAGAGGGAGGTTCTGCGGCCGATGGCCGAGGAGGCACTGCGGTCGTTCTTTACGGACGGGCAGCTTGACCGGGCGAAGCTGAATGACCTCTTTGAAACTGCATATCAGGCGGGCATCGAGGAAGATACGCAGTACATCGAGCAATACGGAGACCTCAAGAAGTTCATCCGGGATCAGAAGATCTCGATCTCCGAGACAGACCGGAAGGATATTGCGGACTACAATCTGTTCCGGAAGGCGGCCATGGGGACGCTGACGATCAGCAAGGACGGTTTGCCGGTGGATGTGGCGTATCAGCAGCTGCAGGAGATGGCGCCGGAGCTGTTTCCGGCAGACATTACCGCGCCGAGCGACCAGCTGATGCAGATCTACGATGTGGCGCGCGGGATCCAGAAGGTGCAGAAGACACTGGACGAATACTACGGGCCGCAGGCGGCGAGCTTCAAGAAGTGGCAGCAAGCGAATTTCACGGAATCCATTGACCGGCTGACGAGCGGGCTGCGCGTGGCGAAGCGGTATCTGGACGCGCAGAACAAGGCCAAAGAAAAGCTTGCTATTCCGCAGACAGCGGAAGAAACGAAGCAGATGTGGACGCAGCTGAAGGACGCAAGGCGAGTGGTCGAGAAAGCGCAGAGCAAGACGCTGCTGACGGAAGCCGACCAGAAGATCGTGAACCGGCTGCTGCGCGGGGAGACAAGCCCGGATTATGTGGCAGGGCTGGAAAACGGGCAGCAGATCCTGAAGGTCTACGAGGCAAAGGCTGACTATGATATGCTGGCGCTGAAGCTCAAGGCATGGAACGCGCAGCGCAAGCAGGGGCTGCGGGAGTTTGCTGAGCAGGCGCTGACGGAAGCCGAGGCCGTCAAGTGGGTCGACAAGACCATGGGGATCCGGTACCAGCGCGAGACGATGGAGCGGAACATCCGGGATATCGCGCGGAAGGGCAAGGTCTCTGACGAGAAGGCAAACGAATTCATCAACAAGTATTTCTGGCCCGTCCATGAGAACGAGAGCAAACGCAAGAATTACCTGGTCGAGCAGCAGGACAGGATCCGGGCGCTGAAGCTCGACCGGCAGGTACGGAAGGGAAATCTGGTCTCGGAGAGCTATGCGGTGCAATGGCTGGGCGAAGCAGAGTTTAACCGGGACTATCTCAAGCAGCATCCGCGTGTCGAAAGGCGCGGGGGGATGACGTTTGACGAGTGGAACGCGGCCATTCAGGAATTCGAGAAGCAGAACCCGAATCTGGATCTCGGCAAGGTGCGGGCAGCCGTGAAGGTTTTCCATGAGGTCTACGACAAGCTGTTCCAGGATATGAACCGGGTGCGCATTGAAAACGGCTATGAGCCGGTCAATTATCTGCAGGGATATTTCCCACACTTCCAGGAGAACGAGGAAGGCGGCAGCATTCTGCAGAAGTTCGCAAGGGCGGCCGGAATCGAGGGCGATGTGTCGCCGCTGCCGGCGACGATCAACGGCCTCACGGCAAACTTCAAACCCGGCATCCGGTACATGGCGAATATCCAGAACCGACTTGGCTACGCGACGGCGTATGACGCGCTGCAGGGCTTTGACCGGTACATCGAGGTCGCGACGGACGTGATCTTCCACACGGCGGACATTCAGCGGCTGCGGGCGCTGGCGACGCAGATCCGGTATCGGGCATCGGACGAAGGACTGAAACAGCGGATCGACGCGATCATGATGAACCCGTTTCTCAATCCGGACGAGGCCAACGAGCAGGTGACGAACCTGACGAAGGAGGGACGGTATGGGCTTTCGAACTTTGTGGATGAGCTGGACGAATATACGAATCTTCTGGCGGGCAAGAAGTCGCGGCTTGACCGGGGGATGGAGAAGACGTTTGGGAGACGATTCTACAACGTCATGAAGAAATTCGAGTCCCGCGTGGGCGCGAACATGGTTGCGGCCAACGTGGGCTCGGCACTCACAAACTTTATCCCGATTACGCAGGCGTGGAGCCAGGTGTCGACGGCGGACGTGCTGCGCGGCATGTGGGATACGCTGAAAAATTACAAGACCGCTGACGGGCTGGATTCTGCGTCGACGTTCATCAACAACCGCAGCGGTTACAGGCGGCTGGCCATGAGCACGATGGATAAAGTCTCCGCCGGTGCAGGTTGGCTGATGGAATCCATCGACACGTTCACGACCGGAAGTGTCGTCCGTGCGCGGTATTACCAGAATCTGCGGCGGGGCATGAGCGAGACGAGCGCGATGCAGGAGGCGGATCAGTTTGCCTCCGGCGTGATGGCAGACCGCAGCAAAGGCTCGACGCCGACGCTGTATTCCGCGCGGAACCCGCTGGTGAAGCTGTTCACGCAGTTTCAGTTGGAGGTCAACAACGAACTGAGCTGGATCTTCAAGGATATGGCGCAGGAGGAGCGGAAGAAGGGCGTGGCGGCGCTGGCGAAGGCCATGTTCAAATTCCTCATCGGCGCGTGGATCTACAATGAGTTCTACGAGAGCATTGTGGGCAGGCGCGCGGCGATGGATCCGCTGGATATCATCAATGATACGGTTGGAGATATTACGGGTTATCAGATCCCCAATACGGCCGATGCAATGTTTTCAGGGAAGTTGGACTTCACAACGCAGAAGGAAGACACTTACGGCGTAGCAGCAAACCTGACGCAGAACCTACTGGGTGAGCTGCCGTTTACACAGGTGCTGACGATACTCGGATTGGAGGTCGACAACGGAAGAATTGCTGTCGCATCGGCGATACCTGATTTGGGCGCGGTGCTCAAGGCTGCGACAAGCAAAGACATCGCACCGGAAAAACGGGGCTACACGATCCGGCGGGAGCTGGCGAAGCCCGCGTACTACCTTTTGCCGCCGTACGGCGGAGGACAGGCGAGAAAGCTGATCCAGGGCGGCGTGGCGGCATGGAAAGGCGGAAGCTATTCGGTGGACAATGAGGGGCGCGACATCTTACAGTATCCTGTGTACAACGACAACGCAGCCGACCGGGCGAAGAGCTGGGCACAGGCGCTGCTGTTCGGCAAGACGGCGACGGAGGAGGCGCAGAGCTGGGTGGAGAGCGGGTTCAAGTCGCTGTCCGCGAAGGAGACTGCAGCGTATCAGGGCATGACCGAGGGAGGCGAGGACCAGCGGGAGACCTATGCGTTCATCCAGGCGGCGCGGAAGCTGGAGAAGAACTATGACAAGATGATGCTCTTGAAAGCCTATGACATCAGCGATGAGGCGAAGGCAGAGTATTATTATCAGGTCCTTGCCGGGGATGCGCAGAAGGCGGAGATGGAGCCGAAGAGCACGCAGGAGCGGATCGACTACATGAACGAGAAGATCCAGGACGCGCAGGACGCGAAGCAGAAGCAGGATTTGAAGGATTCGGTCGCTGCCGGGACCGTGACACAGGAGAAGGCGATCCAGAAGATCCTTGCGAACGACTACGCCGAGGACGAGAACAAGGCGTACTGGCTCTACAAGGAGTGGACCGGCGGGAAGGACTATACGAAGTACGGCAAGATCCTGCAAACCATCGAAGATGGCGGGGATCTGAAAGCGGCGGCGAAGGAATACTTCGACCATGGAACGGAGAAGGGCGATATCGGCGACGCGATCACGACGGAATACAAGCCGAAGTACATTGCGGCCTCGCCTGAGGAACGGAAGAAGCTCAAGGAGAAGCTGCTGGCGGCCTATACGGCGGTCGGCTTTGACAGGAGCAAGAAGTCGAAGGACATTGACAAGTGGCTGAAGGAATGATGAGCGGGCCGGGGCGAAAGCCCCGGCTTTGCTGCGGCGTGGGGTGAATCCGGCGCGGGGGTCTGCTACACTGGATGAAAAGGAGGGATGCGGTATGGCGACACCGATTCCGGGTGCGTATCCGAGTCCGCGCATCGATAAAGGTGTGCTGCGGTGGTACGAAGGGGACACGTTCTCGATCGTGCTGCGGTTCGACCTGAAGGATCAGGACGGCGAGCCCGTCACAATGGGCACGACGGACGGCGTAAGTGTGGAGTTTTTGGACGATACGCGGCAGACCGTCCACATGTTCAGCTTTGCGAAGGTGGAGAATGACCAGGTCACGCTGAACTTCGACGCGACGGTCACGGCAAAATTCACGAAGGGAAAGTACACATACGATATCCGGTACACGCACGGCGACAAGACGACGCTGGCGCGGGATAACCGGGCATTCGTGGAGTAAGGAGCAGGTATGAGGGTAGAAATTCCAAATCAGATCACGGTGACGATCGGCGGGCTGATCTCCCGCGGGGTAAAGGCCGTGGAGGTCACGGACGCGGGGAAGCTGATTTTCACGCTGACGGACGGCAGCGTGATAGACATCGGCTCGGTCATGGGCCCGCAGGGGCCGAAGGGCGAGACCGGCGCGACCGGCCCGCAGGGGCAGACAGGGCCGCAGGGCGCGAAGGGCGACACCGGAGCGGCAGGCGCGAGCATCACGTCGATCACGAAGAAATCGCAGAGCGGGACGACGGCGACGTACACGATCGCGCTTTCGGACGGGAAGACATTTGACTTTAACGTCGAGACCGTCAAGGGCGAGAAGGGAGACACGGGCGCGAAGGGTGACACTGGCGCGCAGGGCCCGAAGGGAGAAACCGGCTCGCAGGGGCCAAAGGGCGAGACAGGCCCGCAGGGCGAGCAGGGGCCGAAGGGCGACACCGGCGCGACCGGCGCGGAAGGCCCGAAGGGAGCGACCGGCGACACCGGCCCGAAGGGGGAACCTGGCGAAAAGGGAGAGAAAGGCGAGAAGGGCGACACGGGCGCGACTGGCCCGCAGGGAGAAACCGGCCCGCAGGGGAAGACCGGCCCACAGGGCCCGGCAGGCCCGACCGGCCCGAAGGGCGATACGGGAACGGGCTTTACGGTCAAGGGCTATTACGGCTCGGTCTCCGCGCTGCAGGCGTCGGTCAAGAACCCGGAGGTCGGAGACGCCTACGGCGTGGGCGCGGCTGCACCTTATGACATTTACATCTACGACGGCGTGACGAATGCGTGGGTCAACAACGGACCGCTGCAGGGCGCAAAGGGCGACAAGGGAGATCCCGGCGAACGGGGGCCGAAGGGCGAACCGGGCGACACCGGCCCGGCGGGCGCAAGCGGAACGGACGGCATAACCCCGAGCATCGGCGAGAACGGAAACTGGTATCTCGGGACGACCGACACGGGAAAGCCTTCGCGCGGCGAGAAGGGCGACAAGGGAGATCCTGGTGCGAAAGGAGACCCGGGTGCCAAAGGAGATCCAGGTGCGAAGGGCGATCCCGGAGAACAGGGTCCGCAGGGCGAAACCGGCCCACAGGGGCAGACAGGGCCGCAGGGGGAAACCGGCAAGACCGGGCCGGAAGGGCCGCAGGGGCCAGCGGGGAAGACGCCGGTCAAGGGCACAGACTACTTTACAGAGGCCGATAAGCAGGAGATTGCGGAAGACGCGGCTGCGCTGGTCGACCTGAGCGGGAAGCAGAACAAGATCACGGCAAGCGGCCTGCTGAAGGGCGACGGCGCGGGCGGCGTCAGCGCCGCGGTTCCCGGCACGGACTATCTCAAAACCGCCCCTGTAACATCCGTCAACGGGAAAACAGGCGCGGTGAGCGTCAGCAAGTCCAACGTCGGCCTTGGAAATGTGGACAACGTATCCATCAATGCCCGCCTGAACCGCACCACCAACGTGAACGCTGCCGATACAAATTACACCGCGCTCATGGTGCGCGGGATGTCGCTGAATGCGTCGGAGACCACACCAGCCGTCAATGGTGCAATCGCTTGGCAGTACGAATAAGGAGG